CTAAGTGACTACGAAGCTACTCGTAAAGATTCTAATGGTGTATACTTAGACTTTTGTAGTGATTGTTACTTCACTGTGCGGGATGAAGTCCCTAGCACAAGTCGTAAAGATCTAGAAACAGTTGTTGTAATATCAGAGGAGTTAGAAGAACTTACAGGTATTTAAAGGAAGTTATGTCTCAATTCATTAAACATTTGCCTTGCCCTAAATGTGGTAGTAAAGATAATTTAGCAGAGTATGACGACCACTTCTTTTGCTTTGGTTGTAAATATACTAAACACAAAAGTGATATAAGTTCTATACGGGAAAGAGTAGAAAATAGAAAAAGCCCTAGTAATGAGAGCCAAGATATTCGTACTCCTACCCTTACTTATGATTTACCTAAGGAAGCAAAGCAATGGTTATTAAATTATGGAATTACTAATGATGAAATATCAGATAACAAAATGGGGTGGGATGTGAAGAACCAACTACTAATTCTTTTAAACCTACCATTCTATTGGCAAGGTCGTAGCTTTCTGAAAGGTCGTCCTAAATATTCCTCCTATGGTAAAAAACCCTTGACATATTATGGAATAAGTGATACTATAGTATGTGTAGAGGATATACTATCAGCAATAAAGATAGCTAGACTCTCACCATCTTACTGTGCTACTCCGTTACTAGGTTGTAGTATGTCAAGAGAAAGCATCCAGACCATCTCTAAGCGATTTAAAAAGGTTATCCTATGGTTGGATAGGGATAAAGCAAAAGAAGCTCTTAGGATATCTAGAGAATTTAAACAACGAGGGGTTGCAACTGGTATTGTTATATCGCCAGAGGACCCTAAAGAATATACAAAGGAGGAGTTAACTGAATGGTTGAACTTCAAATAATAAATTTATTTATGAAGGATAAAAACTACTTTACAAAATATTATAAGTATGTTAATATTAACTATATCAAGAACAATTATGTTAATATCTATAAAGTCTTTAACGTTCTCTCAATCTTTTACTCTAAGTACTCTACTGAAAGCAACTGTAGCGTAGAGAATCTTGAGTTGTGTTACTTAAGTAATTACCTTCTTCAAGACTCTGAGCGTAAGGAACTTAGAGAATTACTTGAGTCTATCTTCAGTTTAGAGGTCAATGAGTCTGCTGTCATCTCTCTTCTAGAAGAACATCGTCGACGTTCCCTTGCAGGAGACATCGCTAAGATGGCTCTAGACGTAGAGGATGGTAGATCTCCAGTAGATGATTTACTTTCTCTCTTCTCTCAGTTTGAGTTACAAGAAGTGGAGGATAATGCTCCAGTAACTGTTAATATGAATCTTGCAGAGTTATATACCTCTCAAGTAGCAACACCTGGTTTACGATGGAGACTTAAATTCTTGAATGAATCTTTTGGTTCTCTTCGTAAAGGTGACTTTGGGTTTATCTTTGCTAGACCTGAAACTGGTAAGACTACCTTCCTAGCTAGTGAGATCTCTCACATGGTAGAACAAACTGATGGTAACATCTTGTGGTTCAACAATGAGGAACAAGGTAACAAAGTAGGTATTCGTTGTTTCCAAGCTGTTCTAGGCATGACTACAGATCATTTATGGGGTGATCTAGAACGTAATCAAAAAGTATACGAGATGAAGACTAAGGATCAGATTAAGATCTATGACTTTGAAGATTCATCTAGCATACAACGCATAGAACAAATCCTTAAGACTACTAATCCTGCTCTTATTATCTTCGATCAGATAGATAAACTAAAGGGATTTAAAGCAGAACGTAAGGACCTTGAGCTTAAGGCTATCTATCAATGGGCTCGTGAAATAGCCAAGACATATGCACCAGTCATTGCTGTATCTCAAGCTTCAGGAGAAGCAGAAGGTAAGACTTGGTTAACTATGGATATGGTTGATGGCAGCAAGACTGCGAAGCAGGGCGAAGCTGACTGGATCCTAGGTATAGGTAAAGAGTCTGACAACACTAGTAGGTTTAGATATTTTAATATCTGTAAAAACAAACTATTAGGTGACTCAGATACTCTGCCTGACAAGCGACATGGTAACGCTAAGGTTCTTATCAGGGCTGAGATTGCTAGATATGAGGACTTATAACTGTGATATTAAATGATTTACCATACGAGCATGAGTTACGAAACAAAACTCTAATATCTATTGGAGCTAAGTATCAAATCAGAGATAGTAAAGTGTTAGCAACTGTAACTCCACCCTATGGTATAGCTAATAAAACTTACAATCAACTTGGAGAAGTGTGGACTAAATGGGATATATGGCATGCAACTATTTATTGAGTATGTGCAATATTACTACCAAGCATTTGGTTTAGGTATAGTAACAACATTATTAATACAACATTACTTGTTAAAGGATTCTAATGAAGGAGCTAGTACTAGATGTAGAAACAACAATCTCTAATAAGGGTAACCCCTTTGATATCACTAATAAACTGTGTTATGTAGGCATTAGTAGTGGTTTATATGACATTGAATATTCTCATGATCCTTATGTTCCTAAACTACATGAGATACAACAGAAGATCAACGAGTCTGATATCTTAATTGGGTTTAATATTAAATTTGATTTACATTGGATAAAACGATATGGGATTAATTTTAGCAATAAACGTATTTGGGATTGTCAGCTTGTACATTTTATACTTACTGGACAAACCGAACCCTATCCGTCGCTCAATGGGGTTGCTGCTTACTATGGCTTGGGCACTAAGCTTGATGTGGTTAGTACTGAGTATTGGAAGAATGGAATAGATACTCCTGATGTACCAAGAGATATTCTTGAAGAGTACCTACAAGGAGACCTAGACCTAACGTATCAAGTATATCAAAAGCAATTAGCAGAAGTAAAAGCAAGTAGCTTACAGTTACAACGACTAGTCAGCTTACACAATCAAGATCTCTTAGTTCTACAAGAGATGGAGTTCAATGGTTTATATTATAACGCACAGAAAAGTGAGGAGTTAGCAAATGAATTGGATGCACAAATCAACGAATTGGATAACGAGTTGTATCAGTACCATAACTGCGATAGTTTTAATCCCAATAGTGGCGATCATCTTAGTTGCTTACTTTATGGTGGAAACCTTAAGCTTTCTCGCAAAGTCCCTGCTGGCTTTTACAAGACAGGTGCTCGTAAAGGAGAACCTAAAGAAAAGTGGGAAGACTACGAAATAGCTTTACCTAGATTGTTTACTCCTCCTAAAGGATCCGAGCTAGCTAAAGAAGGTTACTTCTCTACTGATGAATACACTCTTAAGTCTCTAAAGAGTAGAAACCAACATTCACTCAAAGCTATTCAAACTCTACTTAAAAGATCTGAGTTAGAAAAGCGAGTATCTACATATTACAGGGGCTTACTCAAGTTAGCTTCTGATCTTAACTGGAAGGAGAACATTATACATGGACAACTCAATCAATGTGTTGCAAGAACAGGACGATTGTCAAGCAGTAAACCAAACTTGCAGAACTTCGACGGTGGAATCAAAGTCTTATTCTACTCTCGCTTTGCTTGATGCTTATGAAAAAGATGTATATATAGAACGACTGTGGGAGGACTTATACTAAATGTTATTACAAGCTGACGCAAAGGCTCTAGAGTGGGTATGTGCTTCTTACTTAAGTCAAGATCAAACAGCCATCAAGGAGATATGGGATAGTGTCGATCAACACACAGATAACCAAACAAGATTTGGTCTACCAAGTAGACTCATTGCTAAAACATTCGTGTTTCGACTCATCTACGGAGGATCAGCGTACTCTTATGCAAATGATCACAACTTTTCGTCAATCGGCAATGAAGAGTTCTGGCAAGGAGTTATCGATCAATTCTACGAAAAATACAGTGGACTAAAGATATGGCATGAGCAGTTATTAGATAAAGCTATGCGTGATGGGCAACTTACTATGCCTACTGGGAGGTTCTACAAGTTTGAACCTGAGGTTAAGTATGGTAAAGTTAAGTTCCCTCGCACTAAGATCCTTAACTATCCTGTCCAAGGTCTAGGTGCTGATCTTATGTCTCTGGCTAGGGTCTCTCTTCGTAACAGACTTAAAGATAAAGAAGGTGTATTACTAGTAAATACTGTACATGACTCAATAATACTTGACTTTGATCCAAAAGTATGGGATAATATTAGTCTAGTCCAGTTAGTTACAAACTGTTTCAACGATGTTCCACTTAACTATAAAAAGATATTTGGTTCGGAGTTTAATCTACCTATGAGAGTTCAATGTGAAGTTGGACCTGATTGGGGTAACATGGAGGAAGTGAATGCTTAGAATTAAAATCATTGATGTAGGTACCCCTAGCACTCATCAATCAGCTAATGGCTTAGAGTATAAAGCTATAGAAGTTATCTTTAGGGATAATGAGGACCAAGTTCTATCTAGAAGAATCTTCTCTTTTAGAAATAGAAATGTGTACAAAGCTGCGAGTAGTTGGACAAAGGGTACCATAATAGATATTGTAGATGAAGTTGATGCTAAAGGTTACACTCAATGGGTTGACTTTAACATAGTGCAATCGGAGGAAGACGATGTTCCCCTTTAGTAAAAACTGGATCACAGTACTAGAAGTAGTTACTTGTATTCATATTATTGTAAATGTATATCATCATTGGAGTATTTAAATATGGCAATTAAACTTAAAGCAAAATTGTTCTGGGCTCAACTAAATGAACCTAATGAAATGTCTGGTAAATATCAAGTAGACTTAGCTAATCTAAGTGACGCTGCAGTTAAAGAACTTACTGCTCTTGGTATTAATGTTAATGAACGGGCGGACGATGAATTTGGGCGAGGTAAATATATTACATGTAAGTCAACCTATCCAATCAAAGCTACTGATGATAATGGTTTACCTATTGCTACTGATATTCGTATTGGTAATGGTAGTGAAGCTATTGCCGTTGTGGATGCTTATGACTGGAAGTTCAAAGGTAAGTCTGGTAAATCACCTTCTCTTACTACCTTAGTAGTCACTGACCTTATTGCATATGCAGCTGAAGGTTCTATCCCTGAAGGAGTAGCAGTATAATGATAGCCTTAATAGATATGGATCTTGTTTGCTTTCGTAGTGCAGCTAGTGCTGAGGATGAATCAGTAGGTATAGCCATATCTAGGATGAATGACCTGTTTGATAACATACTTACTAAGGTAGGTAGTACATCTTACAGGGCATTCCTCACGGGACCTAACAACTTCCGTAAGACTATCAATCCCTTATACAAAGCTAACAGAACTGCCCCTAAGCCTAAACATTTAGCTGCATTGCAACACTATGCAATTAAAGAGTTAGAGGCTGAGTGGGCTCCTGATACTCTAGAAGCAGATGATGCTCTGTCTATTAACCAAGATAAGGTTGGAGGCACTACTACTATCTGCTCTCTAGATAAGGATATGTTACAAGTACCTGGGAAACACTTTCAATGGGCTATTGGTACACTTAGTTGGTCTAAACCTGATAACTTTATAGAGCAATCTGAGTTAGAAGGTTTACGATTATTCTATGAGCAATGCATTAAAGGAGATACTTCTGATAACGTTAAGGGAATCAAGGGTTTAGGTCAAGCTAAAGCTAAGAAACTTTTACAAGGTTGTAAGTCTGAGCAAGAGATGTTTGACATCGTGTATCAGCTTTACCCTAATAAGGATGATTTCTTAGTAGATGCTCAGTGCCTTTGGCTCCTACGTCATGAAGGAGATAGCTATGCTACTCGATATGAGACATTACTAAATGCCCAAGTTCAAGAGTAAGTTAGAAGAAAAAGTGTGGAATACTCTAGTTAAAGAATATCCTTCTGTAGAGTACGAACCAACTAAGATTAAGTATATCCAACCAGTACAAGATAGAACCTATACTCCAGACTTTAAAACAGATGCGAGTAAAGAGATTTACCTTGAGGCTAAAGGGTTACTTGACTTAGAGACTCGTAAGAAAATGATATGGTTTAGGGATTGTAATCCACATGTTAGAATAATAATGTTATTCCAGAATGCATCTAATAAGTTACACAGAGGTAGTAAGACAACTTATGCAATGTGGGCTGAGGCTAACAACTTTGAATGGCTTGACTTTAGAAAGGATTGGTTAAATGCGTATAGACAACTGTGTTCGCAATGAGAAAGATGGTAGTTTAGACTTTGACTTTAGTGTTACTGAAGCTGAAGCTAGTTTCTTAATGGATCATGCAATTAAAAACTTAGTATTCAATGGTATCATTAAGATTCAAGAATCAGATGTACAACAAGAGTTAGATCTATTTAAAGAAGAAGGAGGTATCCCATCATGAAGAGTGCACCACTAGATCCTAATGATCAGTTAGTAGAAGAGATAGACGAAGATACAGCTGATGAATGGGATGAAGATCGTATGGATAACATAGGTCAGAATGGTAACAACGGAGATCACTATGGGTAAACGTATTATGGTCATTCCAGATACTCAAATAAGACCTGGAGATGACTACTCTTTCTTAGAATCTATTGGTAAGTATGCAGTAGAGATGAAACCTGACATAATTGTTCACTTAGGTGACTTTGCTGACATGCCTTCACTCTCTTCTCATGATAAGGCTGGTAGTAAATCTATGGAAGGACAGCGTTACAAAGCTGATATACAAGCTTCTAAAGATGCAATGAAGGTTCTGCTTTCGCCCGTAAGGGCGGAACAGAAGCGTCTAACTGATACTAAGAGAGCTAGGTGGAAACCTCGTCTAGTTATGCTTGGAGGTAATCACGAGCATCGTATCAATAGAGCTATTCAGAATGATCCAAAACTAGATGGTTTAATTTCATTAGGAGATCTTGAGTATGAAAAAAGTGGCTGGGAAGTTATTCCGTTCCTTCAACCGATCGTTATCGAAGGTATTGCGTTCTGTCACTACTTTGTCAGTGGAGTTATGGGCAACCCTTGCACTACTGCTCGTATGCTTTTACTTAAGCATCATCAATCTTGTATAGCAGGACACCAACAAGGTCGTGATATTGCTTACGGAAAGCGTGCTGATGGTAGTGAAATGACTGCTCTAATTGCTGGTAGTTGTTACGAGCATGAAGAACACTATCTCAATCACCAGACTAACAATCACTGGCGAGGGTTATACATTCTACATGATGTTAACAACGGTTCTTTTGATGAAATGCCAGTAAGTTTAAAATATTTAAGGAAAAAGTATGGAACTAGCAATTAATAAGCAAGTAGGGGGTACTCACTATAAGGATTTTGTAATACAACCTGCTTACTTTTGTCATGTAAACAATATTCCTTACTTAGAAGCAACAGCTATCAAGTATCTTTGTCGATGGCGTAAGAAAGGGGGTAAACAAGACCTAGATAAAGCTATTCATTTTATTGAGTTACTAAAGGAGTTTGAAATTGCTAACTTTAAATGAACTTAAAGAGAAAGTAGCAGATCAAATCTCTGAGTTTGACCTAGTAGACTTACTAGGACTTACTTCTTGGGACTTAGTTAATGCTTTTGAAGAAAAACTTGAAGAGAAATACACACAACTTATAGATGAACTTTCAATAGAGGGGTACGAAGATGTCGAAGAATGATATTACAGGTGATAAACTAATCAGTAAAACAAATACAAAGTCTTATGAAGATAATTATGACGCTATCTTTAAGAAACAGGTTGACGAGTTGCATACGATCGCTGTAGACATGGCAGATGCTAAGGTCGGTCATAGCAATCCAAGTGATGAAGAACTGTTTCAAACAGATAAGTAGCATAACATGGGGGGAATTAACCTTCCCTCCTATTAATCTTTATAATGTACCTTACCAATCAAAAGGAAACTTAATGGAATTACCAAGTATTTATCAGTCCATTATCCATCGTAGTCGATACTCTCGCTACTTAGATAAAGAACAACGAAGGGAATCATGGGAAGAAACAGTAGATCGTTTAATCATATACTTAAAGAAACAAACAGGTGAAGTAGATATTCCTTATGATGATCTAAGGTCTGCTATTCTTAATCTAGATGTTATGCCTTCTATGCGTCTTATGATGTCAGCAGGTGAAGCAGTAGAACGAGATAACATTGCAGCTTATAACTGTAGTTACCTTGCAGTAAATAACAAACGAGCCTTTAGTGAAGCTCTTTACATTCTTATGAATGGTACTGGTGTAGGCTTTAGCTGTGAGCGTCAAGAAGTAAGTAAGTTACCAGCTATTCCAGATAAATTACGTGAGGTAGATGATGTCATCGTTGTACAAGACAGCAAACTCGGATGGGCAAAAGGATTCAAAAAGCTTCTCTCTTCTCTCTGGGAGGGAGATATCCCTAAGGTTGATTACTCAAAGATTCGACCAGCTGGAGCAAGACTTAAAGTTTTTGGTGGAAGAGCATCAGGACCTGAGCCTCTTAAACGACTCTTTGACTTTACGATTAAATCATTTAAAGAAGCTAGTGGACGAAAATTCACTAGTATTGAAGTACACGACATAATGTGTATGGTTGGTGAGATTGTTGTAGTAGGTGGAGTACGTCGCAGTGCTCTTATCTCTCTCTCCAATCTAACTGATCGACGTATGCGTGAAGCTAAAATGGGAGCTTGGTATAATGATAATCCACATCGAGGACTTGCTAACAACTCAGTTGCCTACACAGAACGACCAGATAGTGAGACTTTCATGGAAGAATGGCTATCTTTGGTTAAATCAAAGTCAGGTGAACGAGGAATATTTAATCGTGTTGCTGCTCAAACTCAAGCTTCTAAGTGGGGACGACGATCTAAAGATCACAGTTATGGAACAAACCCATGCTCAGAAATTATCCTCCGTGATAAACAGTTCTGCAATCTTACGGAAGTGGTTGTACGGAACGGGGATACCTTGGAATCTTTGGAACGTAAAGTTACACTAGCTTCTATCTTAGGTACTATCCAATCTACTCTTACTAAGTTTAATTTCTTAAGTGAAGAGTGGGTTGCTAATACTTCAGAAGAACGTTTACTAGGTGTTAGTTTAACAGGTATTATGGATGCTAAGATTACCTCTAATCCTGATCCTAAATTACTAGAATATTTACGAGATGTTGCTAGGGTTACAAATGAAAACTTTGCTCACGAACTTGGTATTCCTGCTTCTACTGCTATCACTGCTGTTAAGCCTTCAGGTACAGTCTCCCAGTTGGTGGACAGTGCTAGTGGCATTCACGCTAGACATAATGATTTTTACTTACGACGTATTCGTATGGATAAAAAGGATCCGATTTACGAATATCTTAAAAGTAAAGGTGTTCCCGTAGAGGATGAAGCTTTTAGACCTGAATCGACAGCTGTATTTGCTTTCCCTATGAAAGCTCCAGTTGGTGCTATTACTCGTGATTCTAAGTCTGCTCTTGAACAGTTAGAGTTGTGGTTAATCTATCAACGTCATTGGTGTGAACACAAACCTTCTGTTACTATCTCTGTTAAAGATGAAGAGTGGGTAGAGGTTGGTGCTTGGGTATGGAAACACTTTGATGAAGTAAGTGGTGTGTCTTTCTTACCTCACTCAAATCATACTTATGTTCAAGCTCCATATGAAGACATAGATGAAACTACTTACAATAAATTATTAAATGAAATGCCAACAGATATTGATTGGAGTGATTTTATAGAACTCGATGATAATACTGAAGGTGCTCAACAACTAGCATGTGTATCAGGAGTGTGTGAAATATGATAGAATTTACGTGGGAAACAATAGGTGGATTAGTCTTTGGTGCAGAACTTATGGATAATCCTACCTATGATATTAAGCAAGATAACTTAAAATGGGTAATTGTCATTCATGTAGGCATATTAAGGCTTGTTTTTAGCTCATATGCTCTAGAAGGCTAGTTTAAAGAGCTACAACGAGTTTAGAGTAAAATCTGATAGCAGTACATTAGATCTTATTTTAAATGCGTTGTAGCTCGATTCTAGAGGTCGTTTTTTACTAATTTTCTTCTTCGTACTCTCTTTCTCTGTTTTTAGAAGAAGTTTTCCTAACTCTAGCTCTTTCTTTTTCTTTTCGAAGATCACTAGCAGATTTTGTGTTTATATCAAACATATTTCTAGTAAATTCTCCAGCTCCACCTTTAAAGTCTTGATCATTTGCTTTAGTAACATCACTAAGCATAGGTATTTTTTTAGCTAAATACTTCCTATAGTCTGACCAAATAACTTTAGCTTTATCATTGTAATAATAAATAGGTTGTCTGTTATATAATTCATATCCTACAGCTGTTTCTAAAAATATTTGTAGAATAGGATTCATTGTTGCAACTACAGAAAATAAAGCAAAAGGATCTTTTTCAGAAGTAGCTACTTTACCTACAGTAGATAATACATGAGCAAACCCTGGTCTACGTACTTCTGCTTTTATATCAAATAGTTTTGTAAAAAAGTCATCAAGGACTGGGTAAACAATACTCATAGCTACAGCTGTAGCAATAGCAGAGTCTACTCCTTCTTTAAATTGCTTTGATTTAGGTGCTGATTTATCTACCATTGCTAAATCTTTAATAGTATTTAGCCCAGAAGATAACATACCATGTTTATATCTAGCAAAGATAACCCAGTTTTTATTATTAAGTACTTTTTGTAATCCTCTAGATCCTAAAACAGTAGGAGGTAATCTGTAAGAAGGCATGTGCCGTTCTACATTTCTAGCTGCTTCTTTAATTCCTACATATTCTCCAGGCTTAGCATTGTAACCTTTTTCTAATGCTAATTGCATATAAAGAATATCACGAGTTAACCACATAGCGTTATTAGAAAGTTTAGAAACAGCATTTACTAAATCAGCAGGAGTTCTACCTGTAGCTTGCGCTATCTCTTTAAAGTATTTATCTTTAAGTAGTTCTACAGTACCTTTACGAAAAGCTGCTTCCATAGCAGGAAGATTACGAGTTCTATCTGAAAGTAAAGATCCACCTTCTCTAAGTAATTGTTGATACTTAGGACCTTGTGTAACAACCTCTGTAAATGCTTCAGACATAGTTTGCATTAAATCTATATAAGCTTTAGGATTAGCAAACTTACTTGCACCTCGAGTAACATACCAGTGATACAACTCATTGTGCATATGCTTAAATGGTAATACCATCATAGCTTTAACAATTAAGTCACTGCCTTTAGTTAAAGCAGTAGGAGATACTACTCTATTAAAGTCCTCTAGTAATCTAGCAGTTTCAGGTTTAAAAGCATAATTACGTAACTGAGGTGTTCTATTATTAATGTTACCTACAACTTCATAGCCTGCAGGAACACTTTCATTAGGTTTAAGTTCAATAGCATTTTGTTTAAAGTAATCTGTTTCTTTCCAGCGATCAAAATACTCAGTACTACGAGCTAACTCTCTAGTCTGCACTAAAGAGTCTGTAGTAGACATTGTAGTATTTTTAGAATACTCTTTACCTGTATGTTTAGCTACCTCTGCTTGTGTAGCTTCTTTAATAACAGAAGATCCTATTTTAGTTCCAGGTTTTACACCATCTACTGGTGCTTTACCCATAGGTAATATTTTATTTTTATATAGATGTAATAGATTACCATTACTCTCTGTAATAACTTTACGAGCACCATGTTTATTTTCTAATACAAAGATACTACGTTGTTCTACTGCAGCAGGCGTAGCATATCCTTGATCTAACTGACTAGTATCCTGCATAATAGATTCAATAAATCCTTTAGGTTTAGCAGGTAAACTTCTACGAGGAGCAAAAGAATCAGAGAAAGGTATATCTTTTATACGACCTTTATCAATAAGAGACTTAACTAAAGATTTTGTACGCTCTACTTGTTTCCAAGGAACTAAGTGAAATATAGTAGATTCACCTGGATTTAGTTCTACAAAACGTTTAGGTTGTTTACCTAACTCAGCAATCTCTTGTCGAGTTTTTTTAATCTTTTCAGATATTACTCTAGGATTAGAAGCTTTAGGCAACTCCTCTACAAGGTAATTAAGTTTACTTTCTAAAGAAGACATTTTACTTTGAAAGTCTTCTGAATCAATTCTATCTTTTTCTAACTCTTGTCTAAATTTAGTTTGAGTTTTTTGACTAATACCTG